TAATCGAAGGTAAATACAGGTTGGGGGAGCAAGTCTCCCCCGGCTTTTTCTAAGAGGTTTATATGGTAACTGTAGAAGATACCCAGACCGGAAAGACGTTTGAAGTAGAAGAACAGCATTGGGAACAAAATCTTTGGCGTGTAAAACGCTACAAAAAGGCAGAAAAGAAACCCGCAGGACGTCCAAAGAAGACGTACACAGACGAAACTGAGGAATAAGAATGGCTACCTACCTCTCAGCAGTAAACTCAGTCCTAAGACGCCTTAGAGAGCGCGAGGTAACGAGTGTTAACAATACTACATACTCAAGATTAGTCGGAGAGCTAGTAAATGATGTAAAAAGAGAGGTAGAAGACGCTTGGAATTGGACACACCTTAAAAACACTATTCAAGTAGATACAGAACAAGGTGTGTTCCGTTATTCCCTTACCGGATCAACTCGGCGTTTTAGACTCATAAATGATTACCTTAACAGGCCGTCAGTATTTAATGACACAGAAGATGTCTACCTACAAAAATCACCTAGCACACGCTGGATGTCAAGACAACTCAACCACGATGATGTAACAGAAAATCAGCCAGATTGGTTTGAGTTTAACGGGTTTGACAATGACGGAGATGTTATTGTCGATTTTTACCCAATTCCAGATAAGAATTATTCAATTAACTTTGATGTTATTGTCCCCCAAGAAGATTTTAATACTAACGGGACAGATGATGACACAGTTATTCAATGCCCAGTACAACCTATTGTATTAGGCTCTTGGTCAAGAGCAATTTATGAGCGAGGCGAAGACAACGGATATTTGTCTGATCTAGCTTACAGAGACTATCAGACAGCACTCGCTGACGCTATTTCCCACGACGCAAGTAATACTTCTGACGAACCTAACTGGTACGTTATATAATGTCGAAGACTCAAACAAGTTTATCGGTTGTAGCTCCCGGTTCCCTTGGTCTTAACACTAAGCAAGCAGCTTTAGATTTAGGCCCAAGCTGGTCAACTGATGTTAAAAATGCTGTTATTGCAGTAGACGGCACTCTTGCTGCAAGAGATGGCTGGCAAAAAACTTTTGATACTCCTCTCACAGGAGAACCTGATGTAAAATCTTTATTTGAATACATTGACGATAGCAATGTAAGTCGATTTATTTTTGCAGCAGGCAACAAAATTTACGAAAATTTTAACAACCCGAGTGATGTAACAGGCACAATAACAGCTCCTACAGACGATAATTGGAAATTCATTAACTTCAATAAAAAGTGCATTGGAATTCAGTCTGGACATGCGCCTATTGTAAAAACAGCAGCAGGAGATTTTGAAGATATTACGTTTGACACTGCTCCTAATGATCCTATTGAGGTTCTTTCTGGTTGGGGCCGTGTTTGGTATGTAGATGCTGACAGGCAAACAATTAGGTATTCTGATCTGCTGCAAGAAGATATTTTAGACACGGGTTCCGCTGGTATTATTAACATGGAAACTGTCTGGGTAAAAGGCTCAGATGAGATTGTTGCAATATCTTCTTTCAACAACCTTCTTGTTATTTTTGGCCGTAGACAAGTAGTTTTATATCAAGGCGCAGAAGATCCAAATAACTCTCTGCAACTTGCAGACATCATTACTAACACAGGCTGTATTGCTAGAGATTCTGTGCAATCAGTTGGCGACGACATTTTCTTTTTGTCAGACGAAGGCGTTATTTCTGTAGCAAGAAACATTCAATCAGGATCTTTGCCGTTATCTAATGTTTCTGAAAACGTATCAAATTTTCTTTCGGTTTTTTCTCAATCAGAAGCGTCTGAAAACATCAAGTCAATGTTTAAGACTGACGAAGGGTACTATGTTTTAACCTTCCCTACCTCAAACAGAGTTTTTTATTTTAACTTTAGGTATTTAACAAGTGAAGGTTTAGAAACAGAAGACGTACAGCTTAGAGCTAGAGTATCAAAACCAAGAGTTTCTGTTTGGACAGATATTACGCCTACAGCTTTTCTTTATTCTTCTTCAACAGGCAACGTTTTTATTGGCAAGCCCGGTGTAGTTGGTGAATACAAAGGGTATCAAGACAACGGCCAATCATACGATTTTGAAGTAAAAACTGGGTGGTTGTCTGGCGGCGGCGAAGGCGGAACAACAAAAAAAGTTTTTAAGCAAGCGGTTGTAGTTGCAAAAGGAGGGTATGCAACAGATTTAGTGTTTGAGTGGTTTTATGACTACATACCCACAGGATATGATTCTAGTTTGCTTAGCATTGAAGCCGCTACGTCTCCATCAGAGTATGGTATTGCAGAATACGGAAAAGATGAGTACACCTCAAGCAACTTTGTTACTAACTTGCTATACAACATGACTGGTTCTGGAAAAACCTTTGCGTTAGGATTTAGGTCAACTATTAACGGCTCAGAAATAGAAATACAAAAAATAGATCTTTTTATTAAGACAGGTAAAATCAATCGGAGAACAAGGTAATGGCAAACTACAGCAAATCTACAAACTTTGCCGTTAAAGACTCTTTAACTACTGGCGACCCTAACAAAATTGTTTCTGGTACAGAAATTGATACAGAGTTTAATAGCTTAGCTTCTATGTCATCTACCAAAGCAGATAAAGTTGGGGGCGCTGCTGAAAACAATGTTGCATCTTTAACAGCATCGGGTAATTTAAAAGACTCTGGAATTCCTATAAATCAGCTTGTACCTTCAGGTGCTGTCCAGTATTTCGCCATGGACACAGAACCTTCAGGATGGTTAAAAGCTGACGGTTCTGCTGTTTTAAGATCAACGTATTCATCTCTTTTTAGCGCCATTGGCACTACTTTTGGAAATGGCGACGGATCTTCTACTTTCAATCTTCCAGACCTTAGAGGGGAGTTTTTAAGAGGTTGGGACGATGGGCGTGGTGCAGATTCAGGGCGTGGGTTTGGTTCTTTTCAAGAAGATGAGAACAAGCAGCACAACCATGGAGGCTCTGTAGGATCAGTTGGCAACCATTCACATAATTACGTAGGCCCCGGTACGGGCACCCGAGCAGCTGGCTCTGTGTTCACATTTTCGGCAACGCAAACCCGCACAACTGACGGAGGAGGAAGCCACTCACATAGTATTAGCAATGATGGTGGCGCTGAATCTCGACCTAGAAACATTGCTTTGCTTGCCTGTATTAAAACTTAGGAGTTCAAATGGGATACTTTAATAAAACAATGTCCGTGCCGGATAACCAAGTCTCAATAAATGGGCATACAGTAACCGTAGACCTAAGCTATTTTGCAACACAAGGCTTTGTTTTAGTGGCGGAAGAAAAAGGTAAAGTTTGGGGAGAAAAAGACCCGTTCGATGGCAGACATGAGGTTGACGCGCAGAAAGTTGAGCAGTTTTTTGCTAAGGCACAAACGATTGTTGATGAAATAACAGCCCCACCCCCGCCGCCAACGCTACAAGAAAAACGGGAGGCAGCCAGCCTTTCCAAATCCGACTTTAAGTTAGGTTTGCTAGACATGGGTGAGTTGCAACGAATTAAAGATTTTATTGCCCAAACTGGAGATGACCGCATCGTTATACTTTGGGAAGACAGTGCTAACTTTGATCGCCTGCACCCTGATTTACTACGCTTAGCAAATGAGTTAGGGTACACAGATGCTCAATTAGATGCGCTTTTTGGGATTAACTAGGTAGGTATTTCGCATGGATCCGATATCAGCAGCAATTATAGCAGGAGGCTCTCTGATTGGTGGCAAAATGTCCGCTGATGCGTCAGAAAGTGCGGCAGGTACGGCAGCCGCTGCATCAGCCCCTGTCCCTTTTAGCAGTCCTCTCTATAACACTCGATTTATAGGCAGTGGGGCTGATAGATTTCTTAGCTCACAGCTTACCCCACAAGGGCAGCAAATTTCTCAAGGGCTGTTAAGTGATTTTGAATCTATACCTTTTAATCAATTAACACAGCCCGGTTTTGAGTACGGCAGTGCTGCTGAGGAGTTATTGCCTCGTGCTGATGAAATTTATGGTAGAGCACAAACTGCACTTGATCGCGGTGCTACACCAGAAGCTGCTTACGGTTTTTTGCAAAGAGCACTAGGCCCACAACTTGAGCAGCAAAGGTTACAGCAAGAGACTCGTCTAGCTAACCAAGGTCTTTTAGGCGCTACTGCTGGTGGCTTGCAAACAGAAGCTCTTGGTCGCGGTCAACAACAAGCACTTTTACAAGGCGCTTTAGGACAACAGCAATTCCAAGCTGGGTTTGGTCGAGGTTTATTAGGCGATGCTCTTAATTATCGCTCATCTTTTGATAAAATTAACTTAGCCAGAGCACAGCAAGACCTAACAGAACGTCAGTTCCTTAGCAATCTGCGGTCTGGTGCTTTGTCTGGCGGCATTGGTTTGTTATCTGGCGCACAAGATGCTGGCGCTTTGACATTAAGAAGCGGAAGTCCACAAGGGGCGGCCCAAGCAGCAGCATTGAGCGCGCAAGGACAGCAGGAAATGGCTGACAACATTGCCGCAGGCTTGCAGTCAATCGGACTTAGCTTGGCTGACATGCAAGAGCAGCCTCAACAACAAATGCCTACATCGTTGTTTAGTGGCTCTATTGGAAATGCCCCCGGCAGTGTCCCCACTACAGATCAGTTTTTGCTCGGAGCAGACATTCCTCCGCTTACGGTTAAAAATAGGTAAAAGACATGGCAGAAGGTTTACTACAAATGTTAGGTAGCGGGCAGCAAGCCCAACAGCAGCAGCAAGGAAACTTGTTAGGTGGGCTTTTTCAAAGTGAAAGCCAAGCTAGACGCCAAGGTCGTGAAAGACTGCTAGGTCAGGCACTACAGATTGCCCAGCAGCAAGATCCTATTCGGTCAGGGTTTGCTATTGCTGGTGGTTTGCTAGGTGAAGGTATTGGCCGTGCTATGGGTAAAGTTACGCCCGAAGAAGCTAGACAGCAAAAATTTGCTGGATTGCAAACACAACTTATGCAAGAAGGGCTAGACCCAGCACAAGATCCGGCTGGGTTCTACACCCGTGTAGCAGAGTTGTCTCAAAAGCAAGGGGATCTGCAAACGGCTTTGCGTGCTGCTGCTAAGGCTAGACAATTTGCTACAGAACCTGTAAAAACAGAAAGAGTTATTAGAGGTGGAACACCTGAAGGCGATGCTGCTGGATTGTCAGAAGGTGAATCTGCTATTGGGACTTATGTAGATGGCAAGAGAACTAGTTTAAAAAATATGCAAACCATTGATGAAGAAACTCCTCCATCAAGAATTAGAGAATATGAAATTGCTCTTCAAAGAGGTCTTATAAACCCTGATACGAGTTTAGAAGAGTACAATCAAATGAGGGCAGGCGGAGGCCGTTCTTCTGTCACCCCAACAGAAACACAGTTAAGACCCTATGCAGCAGTAATTAGTTCTAACGAAGATCTTAACGAAAGAATAAGATCTCTTGTAAAAAATGCAGATCCAGCTACTTTAGGTGATTTCAACATTCCGTTTACTGGTGGCAGAGATCAAAATGCTGTAGATGCTGTTAGTTTGCAGACACAGCAAAGAGCAGCAGAAATCAGAAGCGACAATGCAGAGCTGACAATAGAGCAAGCTCTTGAGCAAGCTATTGATGAGTTAAGCCAAGGCCGTGGCGAGCCTACACCAGACGAAAATGCGTCTGGCGGTCAAGCAGGAACGGCAACTCCACAAAACGACCCTTTTGCTGGCAAAGTAAACCCTTAAGGTATTTTAAATGGCAATAGCTCCTAGAAATTTTCGTGCTAGTCGCAGCGACCCTAGTCTTAGGGAAGTGCCTGATAATTTTAATTCAAGAGACGAGCAAACGCAAGAAAATAATAACACAACCCCAGAAGAAACAAGGGAACAAAAACTTGTTCAACAAAATCCTGTTGAAAGGGAAAGAGATACTCCTGCGTCAAGACAACAAGCACAGCAAGAAGCGCAAGAGCAATTAGACAAAGGTTTTGAAAAACCAAAACCCGAAGGGTACATTTCTGAAGAAGATATTGTTCAGTCTTACACTTTGCAAAAAAAAGGTGTTTTGCCGGGAGACCAATTGGTTGACGGGGAGCTAAAAAGAAATGTATCTGATGATCCCGAAGGAGAAGTCTTAACTGCGTATGATATTCAAAATTCTCCGACTTTGCAGAGTACTGATGCAGAACCGGGTGATATTCTTAGAGACGGAAAAATTGTTAAATCTGGTGCTAACGCTCCGCTAAGAAATGCGTATGCTACTTTTAAAATAGGTAAAGACGCATTAGAATCTTTTGCTGATTTTATGGATACCAATGTAGCACCATTGCCAAGATTTCAATTAAGCGAAGGTGTTACTCCACTTCGTCCAAGTATTGAGCTTCAGTATTTTGACGAAGAGTTTCAAGGCGCTACACCAGAAGAGCGCAGACAACTTTTTCAAGAATATAAAGAAGCAGAGATAGCTGAGATAGAGCAAAATCTTGATATAAGAACAGATACGTTGTCTGGTAAAGCAGGTACCTTTGCAGGCGAAGTAGGTCCTCTTGGCTTTGTTCCTTTTACAGCAGGCACAAGAGTAGGTTTAATGACAGCAGAAGGTGCTTTGTTTGGCCTTGGAGATCTTGTTATTGAGAGAGCTGCTGAAGAAGGGGAATTGCCTAGTCTTAATGAAGCAGCAGGAATTACCGCTTTAGGCGGTTTTGGTGGTGCTGCTGGTAGTGCTGTTACTAAAAGCGGAAAAATTGTAGCAGACAGAGTAAAAAAAGGTAGGCTAGTTAACAAGGCCAAAGACGAGCAAAAAGATTTTGAGCAGGTTGTAGCAAACAAAGTTGCTGTAGGAGAGTCGCCTTCAAAAGCCGCAAAAGAAGCGCAAGAAGAGTTAGGCTTAACAGACGAGCGACTTAAATCTATTGTTCAACTTACAGAAAGAAAAACAAAAATACCTAGCACTCAGAAAAAGGCTAAAGATGCTGTCCAAGACGACCTTGCAAATGATTCTACTGCTGCAAGGCAAAGAAGTGGTGCAGTAGACAGAGTGCTTGGTGCAATAAGCACAAGAATTAAAAACATTAGTCCGGCTGTTGCTGGCAGGCTAAGAAACTTTGAAGCCAAAACTCATTACAGAACAGCAGAAAAATTAAATGAAGTTAGGCCATTTGTTGAAACTTTAAAAAGAGCGCCAAAGAAAACAAAAGAACAAATTGACCTTCAACTTATGAACGGCAATTTTAATGCTGCTAGAGGACTTTGGAAAACATTTGCTCCTAATAACGTAAAAGTTCTTGATGACACTATCGAGTCTATTAAAAAAGTAGGCGACGAGTTAGAAGAAGCGGGCTACGATTTAGGAAGAGTAGGTAATTATTTTCCTCGTTTAGTTAAAGACCTTGATGGTTTGCGTTCTAGTCTTGGTAGAGAAAAGCGTGGACAAATAGACGATGCATTGCGTCAAGCTGCTAAGTCAAGAAAAAAACAAGTTCCTGACCTTACGCTTGATGAAAAAACTGAAATAATTAACAAAGTTCTTCGAGGATATACACCTAACACTGTTGATGGTCGTTTGTCTTTTACTAAACCTAGAAAACTAGAAACAATTAGCCCTGAACAACTAAAATATTATGAATCGTCAGACGCAGCTTTGTCTAAATACATGAGAAGAACTGTAAACGACATTGAAAAAAGAAAATTTTTTGGCCGTGCAACTCAAAATGCTGAAGACGGTACTATTGATACAGATTCTTCTGTTGGGCGTTTAGTAGAAGAAGAGCGAGCTAAAGGAACAATTACGCCAGAGGGCGAGCAAGAGCTTGCAAGCATGTTGAAAGCGCGATTTGGTAAAGGTGAAACCCCGCCTGCTAAAATTGTTCAATTTGTAAGAAACCTTGGATACGCTGGAACCATTGCAAACCCATATACTGCTCTTATTAACCTTGACGAACTTGCACGTTCCGGTGCTATTTTTGGATTTAAAGATACACTAAAAAGTCTTTTTGGCAAAAAGTTTGAAGATACAATAGAACTTGGGCTAAGGGATGCAACTGCTGAATTGACTGATGTTAGCAAATCGACTAGATGGCTTAGAAAAACTTTTAAAGCATCTGGATTTCAGTTATTAGACCAGTTAGGGAAAAATGTACAAATTAATGCGGCTATTAGAAAAAATATAAATAAAGCAAAAACGGCAAAAGGAAGGCAAGAACTTCGCAAAAAATATGGTAGTCAGTTTGGCAACGAAACAGAAGCATTGATTCAAAATCTACAAGATGGTCAAGTTACTGAAAATGTTAAGATGTTAGCTTTTTCTGATCTTGCAGACATGCAGCCTATTGCATTGTCTGAGATGTCAGAGTTTTATCTTAACAACCCTAACTTTAGAATTCTTTTTATGCTTAAATCGTTTACTTTAAAACAATACGATTTAATGAGAAGAGAGGTAGTTCAAGAATTTAAGCAGGGCAATAAAGCTCAAGCTGTTAAAAAAGCTGCAACTATTATGGCGTACATGACAGCTTCTGGTACGGCCCTTGATGTCACAAGAGATTTAATGCTTGGCAGAGAAGTAAGCCCAGAACAACTTCCCGGAAGAGCATTGTGGGCATTATTATCTCCTTACGGACTTAACGAGTACATTTCTAGTAGGTATCTTCAAAGAGGAGATATTAAAGGCGCAGTGACTGAAACTTTGGAGCCAGCTACACCTCTTATTGATTCAGCATTTAGTATCGGGAAAACTGCTCTTACAGAACCAGAAGACTTAGACGAAGAGGCAGTTAGGGCAATTAATGATGTGCCTGTTGTAGGTAAACTAGTTTACAACTGGTTCCTTGGTGGGGCAGAAGCGTACAACGAACGCAACGAGGAAGACTAAATGTCACTATTTAGAGGTTCTAAGAACGCTACCATCGTCAACGGTGAGATAGTAGCCACTGCTCAAGACATTGCTGATGCAGTGAATGACGCTGTTGCAGCTAAGAACGCAGCAGAGGCAGCGGAGGCTGGAGCACAGACAGCAGAAACTAACGCAGAGACTGCTGAGACTAACGCTGAAACAGCAGAGACCAACGCGGAGAATGCTGAGTCTGGTGCTGTTGACGCACAGAGCTATGCCGAGGAGTGGGCTAACAAGCCTGAAGACAGCTTAGTATCTACTGATGCTGGTGGTGATGGGGTAGATGACTTTTCTGCCCTGCACCACGCTAACAAAGCCTCTGGCTCAGCTTCTGCTGCCTCTACCTCTGAGTCTAATGCTCTTACCTCAGAACAGAACGCACAGCAGGCTGCTACAGACGCTGAGACAGCACTTGACACCTTTACTGACCAGTACTTAGGGGCTAAGGCTTCTGATCCTACTGCGGACAATGACGGAGACCCTCTGCAAGACGGTGCTCTGTACTTTAACACTTCGGATAACAGCTTAAAAGTCTACAGTGACTCTTTATCAAGCTGGATTGTAGTTGATGTTAGGTCAGATTCTAACATCCGCAATCTATTCTCTGCTGGTGGAGACCTGACTTACAACAGCACTACGGGTGAGTTTAGTTTTACAGAACGCACTGATTCTGAAGTAAGAAACCTTTTTTCTGCTAGTGGTGATCTGTCTTACGACTCTGCTACAGGTACATTCTTTTTTACTGAGACACCTAACTACACAGACTCGGATGTAGATGCACACCTGACAGGCGGTACAGGTGTTACCTACACCACAGGAACTATTGCTATTGGTCAGGATGTAGGGACTAGCGCATCAGTAACTTTCTTAGATGCCGAGTTTACTGGCACAGGTGCTGTAGCTCTGCCTGATGGTACACAAGCACAAAGACCCGGCACACCACTGACAGGAATGCTACGGTTCAACACTGACCTAGATAGCTTTGAGGGGTACGATGGTGTTGAGTGGGGTGAGATCGGTGGTGGCGGTGGAGGAGCCACAGGTGGCGGTGCTGACAAAGTTTTTTACGAGAATCAGCAAACGGTTACGGCTGATTACACAATTACCGCAAACAATAACGCGAGCAGCACTGGGCCACTTACTATTCAAACTGGCGTAACTGTTACAGTACCTTCCGGGTCACGTTGGTCAATTATTTAAAACAAAGAGGATAAGCAATGAGCGTTCTTAACGTAGACAAAATCCAAAGCCAAGCTGGTGATGGGTTGATTTCAGCATTGGGCTTTATAAAAGCAGACCCTGATTCTGTCGTTTTTGTTAAAACGGGCAACGACTCAGCGGCAATAAAAGGTGGTACGATTATTGCGTTTGAAGACGGTAGTCAAGTGCGTTTTGATATAAACACAACCATTACTATGCCAACCCTTAACGCTGGCACGGACTACGCGATCTGGGTTGCTCCCAATGGGACGATAGAGGCAGACTCTTCTTTTAGCGTAGCGCCTACTGCTGGTGGTCGTCGTATCGGTGGATTCCATTATGCGCCGGGTGGAAATGCTTCGTTTAGCCTTAACGCTGGCGATGGAGGCACAACGCCTCAAATCAATGAGTTTAGTTTTTACGATTTAAAATGGCGGCCTTCTGTTGCTGATCCTCGCGGTCTGACTTTGGTAGGCGACGGGGCTTTTTGGTGTGGGATTTACCATCTAGCAGGCGACCATCTTGTTGGGCCTCCACATCGTCATGGCGTCAACCCTGCTCGTGACGGCAATCCACCTGATCTAGTCGATGGCTCTGGGAATTACCCAGACGCG